GAGATCTCGACATCAACGAGTTCATGCAGACGCTCGGACGGATTCACCGCTCCGGGCAGGTAGTGAAACCGGAGTTCATCCTTCTGCAAACCGCGCTCCCTGCGGAGAAGCGGCCCGCCGCGATCTTGGGCAAGAAAATGTCCATGCTCAATGCCAACACCACGTCCAACGCCAAGACGGACGTGAGCGAGGGCAACACCGCTGTCGATATTTTCAACCAGTATGGTGATGAAGTCGCCTACCGGGTGTTCGAGCGCGACCCGGACCTACAGCGTCAACTCCGCCCGCTGGGATCTTCGCTGGCGAAGTTCTTCGACAAACTGACAGGCAACGCGCTCTCGTTTCAAGACGCACAAGGAGCGGTTGAAGACCAGCCCGCCGGATACATCGCCCGGACGATTACGGGCTATCTCGCAATCCTGCCCGTGGAAGAGCAGGAGATTTTCTGGGAAAAGACCATTGCCGACTATCAGGCATACATCTCCTATCTCGACCAGATCGGAGCGAATGCACTGGAAGCGAAAGCTCTCGACCTTCAGGCCAAGACGATTTCCAGCGAAGTCTTCACGGAGCAAGCTGAAGGCGATTCAGCGTTTTCTGATCCGTCATACATCGAAACGGTGGAAACTAAAGTTGGAAAAGAACCGTTGACTGGCGACGCCGCCGTTGAGCTTGCACGCGACGCCAAGGCGCAATCAAAGCGGATTCTCCAGAAGTATCTCTCTGATGCGGACGCCATGGCGAATCAGCACGCCGACCAAAAAGCCAAGCGAGCGGTGAAGAAATGGGATGATGAAAAACGCGCAGAGTTCCTTTCAAACCAACGCGCCCAACGAAACGTCATCGCGTCTTCAATCTCCCTTATTGGCCGCTTCGGAAGCGTGAAGCGCAATGACGGGAATTCGGGACTTGGAGTAATTGAAGAGATCAAGATGGACAACGAACACCTCTTGACTCCCAGCAAGCAAATCGCGGTGATTCGTGTGAATGACAGCCGCGAGACGCTCCGCGTGCCAGTGACTCAACTGAACGAAGCGTTCACGCCAAGCCCTTACGAGTCGGCGAAAGAATGGACTGACACCACAGACGTTGGTGGAGAAAGCGCCATCGCCACTGGCAACCTCATGGCCGCGATGAAAGCTCTTGGAGGATCAGGAAAGGTCATCACCTACACCACGGACACCGGGGTTGATAAAATGGGCATCCTGCTTCCGAAGTCGTTTCTCACGAAGCGGGCCGCCATCAAGGCGCGCGTCCAAGTTGGAACGGCTGAGAAGCTATTGGAGATGCTTGATTTAGGCGTTCAAGTTACCAATGAAGACGGTTCGATCAAATGGACGAAAGGCGGTAATCTCGTCACGCTCAGTGTTCCAGCGTCTCGCTCTAACGGAGGAAATATCTGGAGACATCCGACCCTCAACCGAAATTCGATTGGCAGCGAATTCACTCAGGTCGGAAATGAGATGAGAGCCACATACGGCACTGGAGTTATCCGTCTGGTGTTTCAAATTGTTACTGAGATGGGAGAGACGTTTTCAAGCGTAAAGTCCGACACCGGCACCACCCTCCGCGCCGCCGAGCTGCCAGCACAAGCCCGCCACGCCGAACTCGAAGCCCGCAAGGACAGTTTGACGCCCGGGGAGCTTGCCGAGGCGCAGGCGTTGGTGGATGCGGCGGCGAAGGCTGCGGGGTATAACCGGAAAGGGGTCCGGTTTGGGTTCTACGTTGACGGCGTTCCTTTACCTCCTGCGCGTAGCACAGAATTGAATTTTGGTCCGGGGTATTACGTCGCGGAAGATGCGGTATTGTCGGATATGACTTCAGATAAAGTTAGTGTTCGTCCGACCGGAAACGAGGGCGAATTTGAAAGACTCGGAGTTGACCCAAGTAAAGTGGAATTTAGGCGTGATAGTGTCTATGTGAAAGCCGAGAACCCCTTGGTGAGCGCCAATGGGGGTAACTACTCTCCCGAGACAGGGAAATTCATCATCGCCCAGCTTGCGTACGACTCTGCTCTACAAGACGCGAAGAGGGTCTTGCGTATGCCGTTCGAGCAAACTTCGTGGTCAAAAACTGTGGCTGATCTGATTGCGGATTCCCGTATTCCTTTTGACTCAGTAAGAGGGTTAACCGGACGAAAAGGAATGACCTCGGAGTTGGTCGTTCAGAATCCCTCCCAAATCAAATCCGCCGACCCATTCACCGGAGTCCCTCTCAGCGAGCGGTTCAACTCTTCCAGCCCGAGCATTCTTCAAACCGCCCCTCTCCCCTCCACCCCCGCCAAAAAAGCCCGCGACGCATTCAACGCAAACCGCGAGAAATTCGAGAACGCGCAAGAGCAAGTGAAGGCGCTTGGCAGCGGCACCGCAGGCGCAGATCCTAAATTCGCCAATCCCGGCGCAAGCCCGAAAGCCCGTGATGCGTTCGACATCGCCCGGATGATCGACAGCAATCAGCGCGAGATCAAAAAAGACCGCGACACTCACGCGCAGGGTCGGGAGTTTCTTGAGAAATACCCGGAAGAGGTTGAAAGACTTCTCTTGGAATCTGGATACGGCGACAATCCGGAATTCACCAACGATTACCGCCAGCACGCGATCAATCTGCTTCTCAACCGCAAGGCGGAAGCAGCGAGCACCACGGCAGACTATGAGCAGCTCTACATGCTCGCCACCGCGAATGTCATTCTTGGCCGTGAACAAGCACGGGCATTCCGTCAACGCATGGACAAGTTCCTGACGCCCGCAGAACGCGCACACGCCGCTATTGCCGACGCCATCTTCACGCCGAGCAAGAAGATCGCCGCTCGCGCCGAAGTGATGAAACCCGCCGAGCGCAAAGCGTTTCTCGCCGACGAAGGCAAGAAGCGCATCGCCGAGGTTGAAAAGGCACTCGCAAAACGCGACCTGTCTATCCAGCAGATTCAAGGCAAGAACCGCGACTTGCAACTCGTCAACTCCCGCCTTGAAAAAGAAGTCTTGAGTCTCCGCAACACGCTGGAACAAGACATCATTCGGTTTGTCCAGAAGGGCGCGTCCCCTGTGGACGTTAGAAAGCGGTTTGGAAAATTAGGCGCAGAGCAGGCGAAGGGGATCATCGAGAAAGCCGCCGCCGAAATGGACGAGAAGCTGTATAAGATGCTCGCCGCTGGCATGACGATGGAAGACATCCTCGCTTCCCAAAGAGACACGCTGAAGGCCGCTCCGCTCGCGGGTGCCGCTGCCGGGATGAACGAAGCCGCCATGCGCGCGCTTGCCATGAAAATCCGCAAGGAACAGATGGGAATCCCTGACGCTGAAGCGTGGTCGAAAAGCCGCCCGCTCCCCACCGCTCGCCCGAAGAAACCCGTCACCGAGATCGAAGCGCACCCGCTCGCCGCCAACTGGTCCCGCCCGGAGTTCTCCGACCACATGAAAACCGTGGTGTTCGATTTGAAGGACCGCCACGGAATCATGGAGCGCGTGGAGATCATTCGCGGATTGGCCGGCGCGTTGGGCAAGATCGACAGCTTGACCGGCGAGAAACGCACAAAGGCTGAAGCCGCCCTCGACGACATCAACAAAACCCTCGCCAAATACAACACCGACGCCAAGGGGATCTTCGAGGGAACTAAGGGAATCGAGGACTACCGCTTCGACATCAACGACGTGGCGCATGTCGCTCTCGTTGCCCGCACGATCAATTCGCTGGATGCCGACTTCGTGGACAAGGCGAGTGAATATCTCTACTTCTCCATGCTCTCCGGCTTGCAGACAATGATGGTGAACGCCACGGCGATTGTTCCCGCAGCGTGGGAATCCACCGTGGGACGTGGCGTGAACATGGCGATCAACCATTTCGTCAAAGACCCGATGGCCGAGCAATACGGCGAAGGGAAATACATCGTCCGCGCACTCGGGACCGCAATTTCACGGGCTTGGTCAAACGCTCAAGCCTCCATGGCCGCGCAACACCCGATGTTCGACCGGGACGTGAATGCAATGGAAGTCGATTGGGATAAAATCCTCGGTGGCGGAAGTCACCGGATGGTTGGCAGCATCGCCGGACGCAAGGGGGATTTGATCCGCCTGCCAATGCGCCTGCTGACAGCAACGGACGATTTCAACCGCACGCTCATTGCCGTGGCTGAGGTCGGGACGTTCGCCTATCGCATGGCGAAGATGAAAGGATTGAAAGACGGCAGCGCCGAGATGGACACCTTCATCCGCCAAGAGGTCAACACCGCTGGAAGCCTCTCCTATCAAATGGCCAGCCAGAAAGCATCCAAGGCGATCTACTCGAATCCGCTGCCCGGACAAAAAGACCCGCACACAGGCAAGGAAGTTCCCCGGCATGACATGGGCGACTTCGTGGGATACATGGCCGCCCGCCTCACTGATGCCGTGACCGGGGAGCACGACAACATCTTCATCAAGGCACTCTCCGCCGCTCTCCGCGTGGCGTTCTTCCCGTTCCAACGCACGCCGTTCAACATCATCCGCAAGGGTGTTCGCCACACGCTCAATCCGTTCTCGCTCGCCGACATCGCAATGGGAGTTGTGAGAAACACCCGCGTCGATGGCAAGTGGCAGTGGGCGATCGAAGGCGACGGGCAGGAGGCGATGAACCGCCACCTCCACCGCGCCGAGTTGATCGAGCGCATGGGCCAACAGTTGCAAGGTGCCGTTCTCATGACCGCGCTCTACGCTCTGGCATGGGGCGAAGGCGACGACGACGACCAAGATCAAAAATTCATCATCACCGGATCGTCTCCATTCCTTCCAACTGGCATGGCCGAGCGTGACGCCCGGATGCGTTCCGGCATCGGACCATTCCGCATGTCATGGATGAACAAGGACGGCAGCGAACGCCTTGGATTCTCCTACGGCCGCATCGAGCCAGTGGCAACTATCCTCGCCGCGACCATCGACATGATGAAGTCGTTCAAGCGCGCCGACCGATCCGGCAAGGACACCTACGACGCAGGCATGGCAGCCATGGGCGGCCTCATCAGCCAAGCGCAAGACAAGAGTTTCATGAAGGGCATCGGAGACTTCATCAAGCTCTCATCGTCCGTCATGACCGAGCCGGACTTGCGCGAGAATCGCAAGGCGCTTCAGTTCCTTGCCAGCCGCGCCGCGATGGTGGTTCCAAACTTCATCAAGCAGCCGCTCCGCGAATCAGACACGCAGTTCCGCGACCGCGCCGACGGATTCATGCAGTCTCTCATGTATGAAGTCGCCCCCATCGGCCAGAAGCCCGCGAAGGTCGATCCATACGGCAAGAAACTCACGAAACCCGGCGTTGCCCCGCTCCGCCCGATCGACCCGACGGACATCGGTTCTGACAGCGTGAACACCTTCGACCGCGTTCTTCTGAAGTGGAGTGACAAGCATCCTGACAAGGCGTGGTTCCCATCGCCGATCATGAAGGGCGAATTCAAGCACGCTCGCACGGGTGCCGTGGTGGAGATGAATCAAGCGCAACTCACCGAGTTCCGCGACATCGCCGGAAAGCGCGTCACCGCCATGCTGAAGCGTGCAGGAATCAACATGCAGAATCCAACCGAACTCGACCTGAAGAAAATCAAGGAAGCGCACACCGACGCAAGGTCCGAGGCGAAAAAACTGGTTGCATTCAAATATTCACGATAATCCCAACGAAACATAAAGACCATGGAAACATTTGACGAGGTAAAAGCAAGAAACGCAGCAGAGTTTGCCGCCAAGCTGGCCGAAAACGCGGCGAAGTTCGCGGCGGCTCTGGAGAAGAACACCACGGAATTCGAAACGGATAAGTCCGAGAACACCACGGAATTCCAGACGCGGAGATCCGGGGATGTCACGGACTTTGAAACGGCGAAATCCGATGATTCCGCAGAATTTGAAACGGACAAATCCGAGAACACCACGGAATACCAGACGCGGAGGTCCGGGGATGTCACGGACTTTGAAGCGGCGAAATCCGAGGATTCCGCAGAATTTGAAACGGATAAGTCCGAGAACACCACGGAATTCCAGACGCGGAGGTCCGGGGATGTCACGGACTTTGCGACGACACAGTCAAGCGACGTTCGCTCATTCATGATTAAAAGAACCGATGACTCCAACTGGTTCACCCGTCAGGCGGCCAACACCCTCTTGGCCATCGCCGCCGCCATCATCCGGATTGAAGCACTCCGCCGTTCAAGCAGAAGCAAAAGCAAATAATCCCAACGAAACATCAAGACCCCATCACCATGATCCAAGACCAAATCGAACGTATCCTAACCCCGCAGGAGGGCGAGGAGCCTATTCATGACGACGGGGTTTCTCGCGTAATGCCATTTCCGACTTCCTATGAACTCACCCGCGACCAAGAAGAGGAGCTGGTGAATCACGCCATGACCCGCTTGGAGCAGTTGGAGAAGGAAACCGGGCGCGACGTGTGCTCTGGCGAGTGGTGGGGGCAGGACGCGCAAGGCGTGGACAGCCAAGACTTCGAGGGCAAGGGCAGCCGCCAGCAAACGTGGATGGGCAAGCGCCACCTCTATGACCTCACCTACAAGAACGAAGTCGGATGGCGGCGTTACCTGATGGGCGGGATCTTCGCGGAATCCAATCTCGTCGTGCCGGCCGCGCGACGGATCTGCCGCCAGATGATCGCCCGCGCCGTGAATTACTTCTTTGGCACCGATCCGTGGTTCGCCATTTACCCGGTCGGCGCGCTCGACCGCGACCGCGCCGACAAGGCGGACCGCTACATCCGCTGGAAGATGGATCAGGCGAAGCTCAAGCGCAGCCAAGAGCAAGGCATCGAGCGGGCGTTCATCATTGGCGAGGCGGTGATGAAAACCTCGTGGGCGAACCGGGCGCAGATTTACAAGACCCGCGCCGCCGTGCTGGTGGATGAAATGGGCGCGGACATCCTTGGTGCTGATGGGGATTACATCCTTGAGGATGATCCGTGGATTGCCGAGGCCGCCCCTGACCCAGCCACTGGTGAAATGATTCCTTCCGGAATGATCGTTCTCAAGCGCGACGGCGTGACGCCGCAACCGCCGACGATGCAGTTTGTTCAAAAACTCATTACCCGCCGCATCACCCACTACAAAGGCCCGGAGGCGAAGGTGGTCAATTTCATGGACTTCCTCTGTCCGCTCGAAGCGGAGAGCCTCCAGCAGGCGGATTGCGTGGTCCACCTCTACGACCGCCCGCTGATGGACCTGGCCGATGAATGGAAGAAATCCATCGAAGCAGGCGCGAGCGCGGAGGAAAAGGCCGACGCCACCCGCAAGGCGGTGGACCTGCTCCGTACGCTGGCCGCCTCATCGTCGCAATCGAAGAGCAACCAGAATTCCGGGAACGTGGACAGCGCCACCGAATACGGGCGCGCCGACGAGCAGTCACAACCGATCATCGAGATTGCCGAGTTCCACCTTCGCTACGATTGCGACGGCGACGGCATCTTGGAGGATGTCATGCTGCTGGTGGACCGCCGCAGCCGCGCGCCGATCTTCTACGACTACGAGGCGAACATCACCGCCGACGGCCTCCGCCCGTTCGTGGTGGTCCGCGTGAATGAAGTCCCTGGGCGTTGGTATGGCATTGGCGCGATGGAGATGTTCGACACCTCGCAGCGGATTGTTGACCTCCTTGTCAACCGATGGAGTTTCAGCAACTCGAAGTCCGCCCGCGTGGATTTCTGGAATCCTCACAACACGATTGAAGGGCGGGCGAACCAGAACCTTGAATTGAACTGGGGCGGCACCTACACCCCGGCACCGGGGAAAACCGCCAAGGATTGCCTTGAGAGCGTCTATCTGGAAAACCAGACAGGCGATCAGGTGCAAGAGTTGTCAGAGTTCTTCATGCAGCTCATGACCAACGAAAGCGGCGTATCGAATTCCAACGACGCCGAACTTGCAGGCTTGGAATCCGGCAAGCTCGCCACTGGCATCAGAAACATCGAGAAGTCCGGCCAAGAGTTGTTTTCCCTCCACCTCGGACACTTGGAACCCGGCGTGAGCGAAACCCTTGGGAAAATGGTCAAGCTGATGATGAGTCGCCTAGACCCCACGGAAACCCACCGCTATTTCGAGGATGGCGAAGGCGGCGAAGGCTCGGGCGAGTTCCGCGAGATCAACGCGGGGGACATTTCAAACATCGAGCTGGATACTCGGATCCTGCTCACCCGTTATCGCGGGGAACAAATCCTTGAGAGCAGCATCCGCGCTTGGGAGATCGTTGAGAAGTATTACGCCCAACCATCCATCGACGTGCAGATGCGCACGCAGAACATGGCGATTGATATTCTCAAGGCACTCCAGATCCCGAACGCCGACCGCGTGATCGAGCCGATCCAATTGCAGGCCATGCCGACCGCCCCCGTCGCGCCCGGTGCTGCCGCCGCCGTTGCTCCGAAACCACGTCAATCCACACCAAACCTATGAGAGCAGACCCGAAAACCGAAATGATGCGTGCCGCGAACTCCATGGTCGCGGATATTGATTACCTTGCCACCCGCGAGGAGTTCACCCGATTCATGGATTCCTTCAAATCCCGAGCCGATGGATTGGCGGAAGAAATCCTTCACGCCGACATGACGGCGGAAGAGCGCGAAGCCAAGCGGCAGTTCCGCATGGGAATCATGGAAGTCTTGCGCTGGCCATCAGACACCAAGCGGTCTTGCATGAGGCTCTTGAATCAGAGCTAGAGCTTGGCCCCGGTGTCCGCATCCCACACGGCGACGGGGGGCGCGTCCTTGGCGTAGGGCCACCATTCGGTAGCCTCATGGATGAAATGGGTTCCGGATTCCTCGGACCATGCGTCGGCGGCGAAATAGACTTGGCAAGTCGCGTCGCCGCTTTCGAGCCGCAGGATGTATTGGCAAATCGGTTCCGCGTATGCGCTCCAATCATAGCCGTAGCCGTCGTCATAGATATTGGTTCCGCCGAAAAACGGCAGTGGGTAGTAGTCCTCCCAAAGCATCTCAATCTCCAGATAGAACTTGTTAGTTGGAGCAAAGAGCCCGTCCGCCGGGTCGAGCTTGACGACAGCGACCCGGTCCCCGCGCCGCACTTTCGCTTTTACCCCAATGCCAACGGAAGGCGTCCCCCACCATTGCGAATTGCTAGACTGGGTGCCGTTAAAGTCATCCTGCCCGAAAGAAAAGGCGTCGATGTGGGGAGTCTTCCACGCGCTGCGCCAAATGCCATACTCACTTGCCGCAATGTCACTGTAATAGCTGCCGGTGCCGGAGTTGTATGTCGCTCCGTTGTAATCGTCGCCGCCGAGCTTGCAATAACCGCGCTGCTGATAGGTTGACGCGCTGACATCAAGCCGCCTGTTTGTTGGAGCGGTCGTAGGGGCGCTGATCGACACCGTCGATCCAGTCACTTTCCACTCCGCGGTGCCGCCCGTAAACTGAGCGTCTTTGACGCGGTAGAATATCTCCGCGATCTGGTCCCACGTCACCTCCATCGGATAGGCAGTGCCGTCGCCTACCTCGCCTGCCGTTTTATCGACAAAGGTAAATCTCAGGTCGGCAGTGAAAACCCCGGCGCTCATGGCAATGGCGGTGCGTAGCTGTTGCGGCTGTTAGCCTGCACCGGCAGCAAGGCGAACTCGCCGTTGGCGACAATTAACAGCTCATAGCTGCAAATCTCATCACGGCGGCACTGGGTGATATCAGGAGGGACGTCGCCGCTCGTCGCAGTGACTTCCGCGAGCACGGTGTATTCCTCCTCGTCCGTGCTGGTTGGCTGCGCGGCGTGAAATTCGATGACGGGCGGATGTTCAGAGTCATATACCCGGCTCGCGTTGTCTCTTGTGACTTTGAGCACAACAAACCCGCCGCCTTTCGTCGTCGTGGTATCGTCGCCTAGCGGCACTTCAACGACATCCGCCACCTTGACCCGTGTTCCCTGGATGACGGCAATTCCTCCCAGCGCGCTGAATTTCGGCACCCCGTCAGTCTCGCCGCTTTGCGTCACCTTCCACATGTGATTAACCGAGGACTCCAACGTCACCCGCCCAAGGATGCTCCCTAGCACGCGGATTTGATTCCCCCATCCTTCGATGCCGGTTGGCACCACGACGATTTCAGTTCCCACGCCCCGCAGCCTGGATTGCACGCCGTCTAAGTCGCGGAGCAGTCCGGAGACTTTCGATTCCAAGCGGGCGATGTCGGATCGTGAGTGGTCCATAACGCAAAAAAGATACAAATGCACAAAAATTGCAATTCTATTCTTGACGAAACGTAAAGACTGGGGCCCATCGTTTCCATGTCAGACACAGATCAGGCGCAAGCCGACTTGCCGGAAGACGACTCAACGGTCCTCGATCCATTGGATACGAGGAACTCCCTAGACAATGGGACCAGCGAACTCGCCAGTTACGAACAGGAGATTTACTCTCTTGAACTCACCGACGCGCAACCCGAGCAAGGCGATACGCCTGCTGAGGAACCTGCCGCAGAGGAAGAAGCCAGCGAAACGCACGAAGAATCTTCCGGGCAGGAAGACGACGAAGAGACGCAGGCGCGTGAACAAATGCGCCCAAGGCTCAAAGACCCGCTCGACATCGCGGTTGCTTCACTGGCGAAAGCCAAAGGGATTTCCCTAATCGAAGCAGCCAAGATCATCGACGGCAACACGTCGCCTAACCAAACAACCGCCACGGAGAGTCAAGATCACACGCAGGCCGAAACCAGCACGTCCGAAACCAGCACGTCGATCACTCAGCAAATCAAGGAACTACGGGTAAAACTCAAGGAAGCCACTGGCGCGCTTGAATTTGAAACCGCAGCGGAAATTTCCGACCAGATTGAGGAGTTGCGCGACAGGCAGGTGGACAGCCGCATCGCCGAAGTGCAGGAGCAATCCCGCGCCGAAGTGGCTAGATCACAAGAATTCGACGCCAAGTGGGAGGAGAGCAAGCGCCAAGCCGTTGCTTTTTATCCTGACACTGACAAGCCGGATTCCGATATCAGCCAGCGCATGATCGAGATCAATGATTGGATGCAACAAAACGGCGATCCGATTTTCCACTCTCCAGACAAGTTGTTCATCCTTGCCAAGATGGCCGCCGCAGAACTCGGAAAACCGATGAAGCGCCCCGTCAGCAAGGAAACCCCAAGACCTTCCAAGAGTCCCGTCCAACCCGCAAGCGGCAACGCTCGCACAGCCCCCACTAACCCTACCAAACGGGCTAATGAGGAGTTGGAAGGCATTAACTCTTTGGATGCTTTTGAAGCACTCATCGGAGCAATGTAGTTTCGGTCTCTCGTTTTCCCATCGGTAGTTAGATGCGGGGTTTCTCCTGTTCCGGCAACGGAACGTCTCCTGAAACCAACCAACTAAACCACTACCATGGCCATCGACATCACACCAGCCACGACTGGAACCAACCTGCTCAGTCAGGACGCCGCCTCCCTCCGCCAGAAATGGCACAAGGGTGCTCTACTCGCCGAAGAAGAGGAAGATTTCTTCCAACAATTCGAGGGCAACGAACGTGCTCCCATCTGGGTGCAGAAAGACCTCTCCAAAGGAGACGGTGCCAAAATGACCTTCACCACCACCTCCGGTTACTACGGAGAGGGTCAATACGGCGAAGGACTCTTTGAAGGCCCGGACGACTACGAGAAGGACGACATCGACTCTTTCGAGCTGAAGGTGGATTACATCCGCAATGCCGCTTCCCGCTCCAAGCGCGCCGACGAGATCATGGGCCTCATGGACGAACTCAAGTCCATGGTTCCTGTCAAGCTCGGCAAATGGCTTGGCCGCGTCAAACGCGACAACATCATGGGTCTTTGCACCCTGACCTTGCCGCAGGATAACCGCATCTATGCTGGCGGCAAAACCCTCGCAACTCTCGGTTCTGCCGACGTGTTGAGCTGGGATGATGTCGTCATCACCGGTGCCGCCATGAAACCCCTCGGCGGCCTTCCAGCCAACGTGGCGGCGAACGGCAGCAATCCTATCTGGTCGCAGAACTTCATCCCTTCCGAAACGGCTGCCCTCAGCCTCCGTCTCGATCCGGATTACAAGACTGTGCTTAGTTCCGGCGACGTGCGCGGACGTGGCAACACCCTGTTCAAAGGCGGATACCCCGCCATTGACGGTCACACCATCATCCCTCACAACGCACTCAACCACGCTGGCAAAGGCGCGGTCGGTTCGTTCCTCGCTCCCGAAGCGTTCCTCGGTCTTGCCATCGCTGGCTACGCCGACACAGCCCGCACGCTCTCGGGCGGTGGTTCTGACAACGCCGACGACGCACTGACAGGCACCGGCAAGCCTCTCTGGTTCAAGTATTTCGGCGGCCACGACTTCCAATTCGTGGACACCGGCGTGCTCGACGTGAGCGCCTCCGCCATCGGCGACGTTGCTGGCCCGTATTACGCGATCATCTACAACACCAGCGGCGCAAACGCTGGCAAGTGGGGTTTCGTGAAATACACCACTGGCAACGACGGCAACAGCATTGATGTCACCGAGTTCCTCACTGGCCAAGCCGACGGAACTTACCGCAAGGGCACCGTTGGTTCGGTCACTTGGAACGCCGCCATCAACACCGAAGTGTGGGCGTCCGGCGCTCTCATCATCCCTGCTAACGCCAAGGGTGTTCCATTCGGCCACACCATCGCAATGGGACGTGCCGGCATCGTTCGTGGCTACGGCTCCGAGCGCGCCAAGCGCGACATCGAGATGGACAACGGCAACTTCATCAAGCGCGTGTTCATCATGAGCATCTTCGGTCAGGCCCTTCGCCGCGACCGCAAGAACCGCGTGCCTGCTGTCGCCTTGCTGACCCACGCCCTCAACCGCCCCGGCATCAACCTGCCAACGATTGCCTAACCCAACTTGGAGGGGGCGGAGCAATTCGCCCCCTCCTTTTCCCTTTTCTCTACTATGAAAGCCGTTTTCCGCGTTTCCAACCGCCTCCGCGCTGGTGCTCCAATCCCTCGGGATTTCCTGCCGATTCCCGGAATCGAGCATCTTGGGCTTTGCTTCCAACAGAAGATCATCACCGATCCTGCGGAGTTCAACGCCACCTTGGCCCTGATTGACGACCCGCGCTTCCCGCGCCGTGGCGCTGTCATTTCCGCCTACATTCTCACTCCTGCCGACGAGGCGAAGCTGACCGCTAAGCCGGTCGTTATCGCGCCGGTTGTCGAGGTTTCCGAACCGGAACCGGAACTGGTCGAGGAAATCGCTCCGGTCGAGGAATCCGCTCCGGTCGTTTCCGAATCCCCCTTCCGCATGGAAGGCAAGGCCATCTTCCTCGGAGCTGACCGCGTAGCCGGTCTTTTCGGTGAAGGAGACAAGCAACATTTGCGTGTCGCAGCCGAACACGCCGACCTCCGCCCGGAGCTCGAAGCATGGCTGAAATCTCAACCAACCATCTAAACCACCATGTCCGCACTATCAGACGCCCTCGAAACCTCGTTGCTGAACCATCTGCTCCGAGCCACTGCATACACTCCCGCAACCGCGCTTCACTTTGGCCTCTTCCTCACCGACCCCGGCGAAAGCGGGGTATCCGGCGAGGTTTCAGGCGGAAGCTATGCCCGCGTAGCCGTTACCAATAATTCGACCAGCTTCGGACTTGCTTCTAACATTGCAGGGAAAAGCAACGCCATCGACATCGTGTTCCCGGAAGCCACCGCCGCTTGGGGAACCCCGAAGTTTTGGGCTGTTTATGAAACCCCAACATCGTTCACTGGCACTACCACCAGCGGAAACGCCACCATTGCGTCCGTTGCCGACACTAGCGCAATCAAAGTGGGCATGGCGCTTTCTGGAACCGGAATCGCCGCTGGCGCTACCGTGGTTTCGATCGTGCTAAATACATCCGTGACCATGAGCTTGGTCGCTACCGCCTCGGGCACCGTATCCATCGCTGGGGAGCAGATGCTCGTGCACGGGGCTCTCTTGTCTCCGCGCTATGTTGCGACTGGCGACACCCCGAAAATCGCGGCTGGCGCGATGAGCGTCAGCTTTGGATCCTTGACGGGAATCGGCCTGACCGACTACGCAAAATCCAAGTTGCTCGATCTGGTGTTCGGCGCTTACGCCTTCACCCCTCCCACAACGGTTTATGCGGCAGTTGCCACCGGACTGACTACTGCTGGTTTTACCGAGTGGACAGATTCCAGCTACACCCGCCAAGCCGTCACGTTTGGGGCTCCAAGCGGAGGGGTTTCTTCCAACTCTGGAGTAATCACGATGAGCGGGGCGGTGGTTTCCTCCATAGGCCCGCTTACCCAATTCCAGCTTCTTGATAGCGCCACCGTAGGAAACGCCCTTTTGAGCGGCCCGCTATCTTCCGCACGAACCATTCCGGTTGGTGACAGTTGTAAATTCGCCATCGGTTCAATCAGCTGCACGCTTCAATAAATGACTCTTGTTGGGACATGTGCTGATGCTTCTGGGACAATCTCGAATACCACCGCGTATTCGGGGTTGGCCACGGGCATGAAGATTGCTCCGTGCGTGGTGTTCCCATCAGGAGCGACGGTAACAGACATTGAAGGCGTGGCGGGCCTTTCTTTCACGGTCACTCCCGTTGCGTCTGAAGAGGCATACAAATACACGTTTACGCTTTACGAACCCAAAGCGGGAGGGGCAGCAATCGTGTATGCTGAGGCGATAGCGGTTTCTGCCGCCGTGGCAGGGATTCTGATTTCTGGCGCGGCCGTGATGTTGGAATCGTCGTTTTTAGATGGAGTCAAAGCCACGGCGACAACGAGCGGCGGAAACTCCCCGTTTGCTTTCCACTGCATCAACACCGCAGCGGCCACGGCGACAACCAATTGGGGACGCCGTGTTGATCTCGGTTTTATTGGCCTTGAAGCCGTATCCGCGAAGTCTTTCTTGTCCGGCCACAGCTCTCCGTTTGCTTTCCACTGCATCAACACCGCAGCGGCCACGGCAATAGCGGGCGGCCTCTTTGTATTCTTTCGAGCGACTGCTTCAACTTCAGCCACGGCATCGGCTCCAATCAAGGTAACGAGAGATCGATTCATAGAAGCAAAACCAAGGACACTCTCTCGCGCCAAGGCCGAAATTAGCGGCTTCAATAGTTACGTTTAAGCCATGACTATCACTACCGCCATCGCAGTTGTATCAGGTTTTAACGCCGCGCTCCAAGCGGAGGCGTTACAGTCGGCTACCGCCATCGCAGTTGTCACCGGCGCGAGCGACATCCGCACGCGCTCGGTGTGCAGTCTCATCCAAGAGTCGCTTTCGTTGTGGGGGTTCCTCTGCGCGAAAACCGCGCCGGACTTCGCCAAGTCCCGCGCTCTCACCGATCTCAACACCGCGTTGCAGCTCGTCTGGAGCAATGCCGACGGCAACGACTACTGGACGAACGAGACGCTGACGATCACTCTGGCAGATACGGAGGATTCCTATGACCTGCCGGACACGATCCAGAACGTCAAAGGCCCGTGCCGCCGCGACGACACCAAGCAACCGCTCGCGGCGATCGGTTCGATCAGCGAGTTTGAATCATTCGTGGACCTCTACTTGGACGGCGACGCCGCCTCCGGCCCGGTGGCCTACCATATCGAATCCATGAAGCAGGCGGGCGAAGATCCGGCGAAAACCGTCTTCCGGATCACTCCGGCAGTTTCCGGCACCAGCGTAGCATTCCTGCTCGACGTGGTGAAAGAAGCACCCCGCTACACCACTGCGGATCTCGTCTCCTGCCCAGCGGTGCCAATCCCTCACCGCTACGCGGAAACCCTCCTCATCCCGATCATCCGCTACCACGCCTCGTCCTACTATCTGTTTGAGGCACTTGACCCCAAGCAGAAGGAAACCATCGACCGCGAATACCAGCAAGCCCGCCAGCAGCTCGGGCTTGTCGATCCAAACCCGGTGAAGGAATCCCCATCCTCCAGTAAAGAAGCATGAACGCATTCGCCTTCGCCAACCGACTTTGCCGAGACCTCAATGCTGAGAGTTTCGCGGACGTGTCTTCAAGAGATCGGCAGGAAATACTGGACGCCATCAATGGCGGCATCCAACGCCTCGACGCCCTCGCCTCGCATGAGTCCCGCACCACCACCGTTGGCTTCTCGCTCGCCGCCCCGGCCACCGTGTCCATCGGCGTGACGACTGGCAGCACCGGGACGACTGGCACCGCGTTCACGGACGATCAACTTTACCGGACCATCCGCGTTGACGGCGACGACATCGACAACCAGGTCATCGCGGCTGGCGAACTCCTGCACCCGTATTCCGGGGCCACTGGCACCGTTTCGGCGATCATTTACAGCGACGCCATGACGGTTCCAGAACCTTATGACGAGGTTGTCGGAAACATCCGGATTTTGGAAACTTTGCGCGAGATTGAAAACCGCGTCGTGGGGCAGTCATCCCGCAGAACCGGCGAGCCTCGGTCATTCATTGTTGAGCCAAACGCCCGCAACCAAACGCCTCCGGTTCCTGCCGTGATCCGTTTGGATTCCTTGCCCAGCCGAGCCTATCGGCTCGAAGCTAAATTCACCCTCGCTCCTTCGCGTGTGGCATTTGCGGACCTGCTCACAGCCGGGAGTAACCTGCCAATCCGCACGGAATACATCGAAATTTACCTGCTCCCCATTTGTCGCGGCCTGCTGGCCACCTCGGAAATGTGGAAGAACGCGGACACCCGCAGCATCGTCATGAAGAGCGCGGAAAAGGCGGAGTCGGACTTCGCAACCCGCGTCCCTCGCACCCTCGCTACTCCGCGCAACCTTTGCAGAACCAAACCCGGATTCTAATTCATGGAAAACATCATCCCTATCGCCGATCTCCCTGCGTTCATTGCGAACACCGTCGCCAACATCTCCAAAGGCGTGGCGCTTGCGCGTGAGCAAGGCATCATGGCGGAACTTCCAAAAGAAGTCGGATTCGAGGTGACGCTGGTTCAAACGTGGCAGTCATCCGACCTCGTGTTGGTTTCTACCGACGTGAACAGCGGAATCGACGGGACCACGGTCACGGAGGAGCGGCATTCGGACGACACGAGCACGTCCACCGACACGAACACGTCGTCGGATACGAGCAACGGCACCGACACAAGCACGTCCACCGACACGAACATCTCGTCGGATACAAGCAACGGCACCGACGCGAGCACGTCCACCGACACGAACATCTCGTCGGATACAAGCAACGGCACGGATTTCAGCACGTCGAGCGACACCAACGACTCCACCGACAACAATAAAACAACGGACTTCAGCACGTCGAGCGACACCAACGATTCTACCGACAACAACAAAACAACGGATTTCAGCACGTCGAGCGACACCAACGATTCTACCGACAACAACAAAACAACGGAAAGGGGCGACGTTACCGACAGGGGAAACAGCACCGCCATCCACGATGCCACGCAGAGCACGGAGAATTTCACATCCTCAGCATCAGCCTCCTCTAGCACTTCCTAAAATCCACCATGGCCAACACCCTCGACACCACCAGCACGACGTTAGGCAAGTCATCAACCGATTCGTCGGAGAATTCAACGCGGACCAACAACGGTTACTCCACAAGCGACAAGAAATCGTTCTCAAACGGGACTTCCACCAAGGACGGGAACTCCACAAGCGACAAGAAATCGTTCTCAAACGGGACTTCCACGAAGAACGGGAACTCCACAAGCGACAAGAAATCGTTCTCAAACGGGACTTCCACGAAGAACGGGAGCTCCACGAGCGATAAGAAATCGTTCTCAAACGGGACTTCCACGAAGGACGGGAACTCCACGAGCGATAAGAAATCGTTCTCAAACGGGACTTCGACCAAGAACGGCACCTCCACCAATACGAAGGAGTCCACCAGCAACGGCACGTCCGAGAAGAAAGGCACCTCCACCAATACGAAGGAGTCCACCAGCAACGGCACGTCCGAGAAAAACGGAAGCTCCACCAACACGAAGAATTCCACCAGCAACGGCACGTCCGAGAAGAACGGAAGCTCGAAATCCGTCGGAACCACGCGCAACAACGGCACGTCCAGCAAGACGGGTGAGTCCAAGCAGCTCGCCAACATCGCCTGCAAGGTTACGTTTTCAATCCCCATCCTTGGCCGCGTCCCTGCGGCCTCATCCTGCTAATTCATCATGGCTATCAGAAACAGAATCCGAAGCATTGCAGGCGCGTTAATCCCGGCGATTGACGCGGCTGTGACCGCCGCGTTGGCATTGAAAGCCGATAAAGACGATCTAGGTATTCCAGAAGCCGCCACCATCACGCCGATCACCGGCGACGAGATCGCGCCCGCGCTGAGTGGCGGGGTCCTCGGGAAGATCACCTACTCGGCGATCAAAACATGGGTGCTCTCCGGCCTGCAAATCGCATGGGGCAGCGTGACCGGGAAGCCGACGACGCTCGTAGGCTACGGCATCACGGACGCGGAACCGGCAAAAGGAGCGGACGACAACTACGTCACCGACGCTGAGAAAACCAATATCGGCAACCTCGGCACGGCGGCCTACACCGCGAGCACCGCCTACGCATCCGCCCTTGGAGCCGACGACAACTATGTCACGGACGCCCAAAAAGCCGCGCTGCATGCCGCTGCCACCGTGACAGGCAACGGCATCGCCCTCACGGGTCAGCAAATCAGCCTATCTATCGGCACTGGATCGACGCAGGTAGCCGCTGGCAATCACACGCACAGCGGGGTTTACGCCGCATCCAGCCACACGCATGTTAGTGCGGACGTAACGGATGCCAGCACGGGGGGCAATGGCGCAACCGACTCTGGCAAATTAGTTAAATTTGGAGGGGAGGGAGGGGGTATTACTTTTGCCGGCACCAATACATTTGGTATCTCGGGGGCCTCAACCAACGGCAACGGTGTTAGGGCCTCCAGCAGTAACGGCAACGCACTATCTGCGGTGGCGTCAGGCAACGGTGCTAACTACCACGCGACGTTTGGAAATTCCGGCGATGACAGATCATTCGTCGCCCGCCTGCTAGGAGCGCTCGGTTGGTGGCGGGGGGCGTATACGCTGATGGTATCGGCGGTCGATACGCTCACGGCAGACCGTGTGCAGCGATTTCCCGACAAAGACGGCACCATCGCGCTAACCAGCGACATCACCGGCACCAACAGCGGGACCAACACGGGCGACCAAACCACCATCGCCGGGATCACGGGCACCGTGGCGCAATTCAACACCGCGCTTACAGACGGGGATTTTGCCACCCTCGCGGGGACCGATGCCCTCACCAACAAAACGCTGACCAACCCGGTGATCAACAGCTACGTCGAGGGTGTGGTGGCGATTGGCAACAGCAGCACCTCGCAGACCATCGCGCTCACCGCTGGCACGGTCCAAACCTGCACGCTCACCGGCAACTGCACATTCACAATGCCGACCGCCACCGCAGGCAAATCGTTTGTGCTCTACCTCAACACGGGCGCGGGAAGTCTAACCGGAACATTCACCGGCGTCAAATGGGCGGGCGGCACCGCCCCCACGATCACCGCCACCGCAAGCCGCATGGACATCCTCTCATTCGTCGCCGATGGGACTAACTGGTATGGTTCCGCAATCCAAAATTACACGCCATGAACCTGATCGACCTACCCACCGCACCAGTTAAACCCGCTGCAGAACAAATCGCGGAGCACATGCTGGCACGCCTCAACGCGACTCTTGCCGAGCGCGTGCATGACCACCGCGTCGGATACGCCGCGTTCTGGGACTCATCCGAAACGCCCGACGCGATCATTGCCGCCATGGGTGCCAACGCGGGAGTGCTCCTCGCCGCCGCTGGCGAAAACGTCGATCACATCGGCACCCTCGCCGCGCTTGTCGGAAAAACCGTTGTCGACTTTCTGCCCATCGAAAACTGGGTGCCACGCCGCGCAATCATCATTGCCGAGGATGGCACCGGAACCCTAGCCGCCCCCGCCGAAGGCTTCGACGCTTGGGGCCGCGCAATCTAACCGCTATGTTCGCCGCACGAAACATGATGTTTGCCGGAGTGAGCGCAGCAGGCGCTTACATCTCCGCCGTGGAAATCGCACTCGGGTCATCCATCACCTCCACCCAGAAGGCCGCGCTCAACGCGTTCGTCCTTGCAGAGCAAGCAGCGGCACGCTGGACATCCCACAAACGCCTCTATCTGCCGATTTGGGCCAACGCCGCCGCCAACGCCATCTGCATCAAGAGCCTCACCAGCGGCACTTTTGGTGGGACCGTCACCCACGGCGCGGGATTTGTGCAGGGCGATGGATCAACGGGGTATTTCAATTTCGGGACTGATCCGTCCTCCCTGGGGTTGTCAGCCGGAAACTCCAGTGCATGCGTCCTGATTACGCAGGCTAACGTGGGGACCGCGACGACGGTCCACATGGGAGTCAGCACGTCGTATCCAAATTATTACGGCCTCGCGGCACCGGGCAACGCGAACTTGAAATATGTCTCAATGGCCTACAACACGACCAATGGTGAGGTAACCGGATTTTTGAGCGGCTCGGAGCAAGTGGGCATCTTGCATGGCACCAAGTCAGCCGGAGTTTTAAATCTAAGGACTCGGAAAAATTCTGGGGCGAGCGCGCTAGCGTCGCTCACCTGCCCGGCCACCGGGAATGTGCCAACGACCGCTATTAACGCGATGGCGGGTGTTGTTAATGGCACGAGGGGAAGCTTCTCTAACGCTCGCTACGGAGCATGGATGGCAGGCCTCGCGATGACGCAACCCAACACGGACGCATTCACCCTCAACCTCAAAACCCTCTGGGAAACCTGCACCGGCCTGTCTCTCCCATGACCACCACCACCCTTGATCTGACCATGTCCGAAACACCCGACACCCACGAACTAGGCCGCCGCCTACACACCGTAGAGGAGCTGTTTGACGAGCTGCGCAAAGTCGTCTCCTCGCTGCTGGCGTGGCGGGATAAAATGGCTGGGGGGATCTCGGTCATGTGCTGGGTGGTCGGCGTGGTGCAAAGCATCGTGCTGCTGTGCCTCGGCTTTGCCGCCAACTCCCTCAACAACACCGCCACCATCCTCGGCCAACACGCGGTCGAACTCGCCACCAGCCGCGCCAAGATCGAGGCCTACATCCTGCACTCCGCCGACCGCGACGCCATCGCCGAAGCAAAGATGCGCGAATGGGTGCGCGAGGAACTCAGAAAACCCAAATGAAAGCCCTCGCCGCCATCATCATCCTCCTCCTCGCCTCCTGCGCCCCCAC